CTGTGGAATGATATCATTTTTATAATTTTCATGTATTCGTTTCATTAAACCATAAATATGTTCATATAATAATTCTATATATTTATTAAAACCATGCACAATTTTCCGCTTTTCTCTAAATAAATATTGTATTTTTATTATTATTTTTATATTCATATAATTACAATATATTTTTTTTAGTTTAAATATACTTTAAGAAAAAAATTGAATTCAAAATTATTATTCTTTATTAAAAATTATGCCTAAAAAGAATATAAAAGGTGGTAGTGGATATAAAAAACGGAAAAAGATTGTTGATATAAATACTAATATTGTTAAAAGAGAGGATGACCAAACATATGGTAAAATCATTAAGTTATTAGGTAATGGTAGAGCCGAAGTTCAATGCTATTTTGGTGAAGAAAATGTTAATGATGGAATTCAAGTAAAAACTAAAATGGGTACAATATGTGGTAGAATGAGAAAAAGAGTCTGGATTAATAATGGTGATTATGTGTTAGTAAGTATAAGAGATTTTGAACCAGATAAGGTTGATATTATACATAAATATAGATTAACGGATATTACAGAATTGAAAAAATATATTAAGTGTGATGGCAGTGAACAAGCCGAAGTTAGTTTTGAAATGGACACTGGTATTACTTTAGGTCACGATAATAAATTAGATAATATAAAAGAAGTAGATGAAGATGACATTGATGATTTGTAAATATTATATATATATAACTTTTTTTATATTAGTATTTAAAAATAAAATTGAGTGAAATTAATTAAATAAAATAATAAATGGGAATACCTCTATATTTTAAAACAATTACAGATGAATATGATAATGTTATAATTGATACTAAAAAAATAACTAATGTCAAAAGATTATTTTTAGATTTAAATTGTGCTATACACCCATGTTGCCGTAGAATAATTAGTGAAGGGTATAATTCATCAAAAAAAAATACATACGAAAATAGAATGTTAACAGAAATAGTGACTTATATTAAATTACTATTTACTACAGTCAATCCAACAGAATTGATATATATTGCGATTGATGGTGTAGCACCTATGGCCAAAATGTCACAGCAAAGACTAAGAAGATATAAAACTGTTAAAGAGAGAAATAACAAGAATGATATCAAGAAATCATTAAATGAACCCTATGAAACGGATTTTTGGGATACTAATGCTATAACACCTGGTACAGCTTTTATAAATAAAATTTCTAATAAAATTAAAGAAGAAATTAATAAACCAGAATATAATTCAGTCAATATTATTTTTAGTGATTCATCGGTAGTAGGTGAAGGCGAACATAAAATATTCAATTATATTAGAAATAATTATAATGAAGGTATTGATGTAGTTTATGGACTTGATGCAGACTTAATTATGTTATCATTAGCTAGTAGAAAAGAATCAATATATTTATTAAGAGAGTCATTAGAATTTGGAAAGATGTACTATGAGTCTGGATATAAATTTCTGTATTTAGATATTGATGAATTGAAAAACTATATTATTATGGATATTAAAGGACGGTTATTAGGTAATTATTCATATAGTGATAAATTATTATTATCATTAATAGATGATTACGTTGTCATGTGTTATATTTTAGGTAATGATTTCTTACCACATCTCCCATCATTAGGTATTAGAAATAATGGATTAGAAATATTATTAGATAAATATGTTCATACTTATCACGAATTAGGTACTACATTAGTTGATGTAGATACGTTAAAAATTAATACTAAATTTTTAAGATCTTTAATATATAAATTATCAGAGATAGAAGACGATGCGTTAAAAAAAATGATTAAAAGAAGAAAAAAATTTACTCTAAAATATAAAAAATATGATAATGAATTAACTAAAAGATTAGATTTGCTACATAATTATCCTATATTAAATAATAGAGAATTAGAGGACTACATAAATATTGGCGAATCAGGTTGGGAGTCGAGATATTACGATAAATGTTTTGGAATATATGAACAAGATGAAATAGACGATGTATGTCATAATTATTTGGAGGGGGTTTTATGGACATACAACTATTATTACAAAGAGTGTTTATCTTGGCAGTGGATTTATAATTACAAACATGCTCCATCATTAAAAGATTTAAGTAAATATTTGAATAAATTAGATAACATTAATAATTTAAAAATAAATAAGGGTGTTCCTAATAAACCCTATCAACAATTATTAATGGTTTTACCACCAGAAAGTCATACATTATTACCAAAATCATATCAACATTTGGTATTAATAGACAAGTCCCCTATAATAGATTATTATCCAATATCGTATGAAATTGATTGCTATTATAAAAGGTATTATTGGGAATGTACACCTATATTACCACTAATTAATATAAAAAGAGTTAGGAGTACATTATCTAAAATTAAATTAACTAAATTAGAATCAAATTTAAATAAAACTGGCAAAGACTATTTAATTACTAAGAGTATTCAAGTTATTTAATCATGACAACAGACGTAAAATATTTCGTCAGATTTAGAGTTCAAAATATCAACATATGATTTATCATGGATATGAAAATCCATTTTTTGTTTATTATTACCACCATCTAAACTTTCAAGTAAGTCAATTAGATTATTTGTAGTTAAAATATTACGTAACATAGAGATTACAGTATTAACAATTTGTTCATTAGAAAAGAATTCATTAATATTTAGATTTACTTTAAACCCCCAAAAAAGTTTGGATGAAATCTGGAAAGTTCGGACGCTCATTTATTTTATAAAAGATATTTGTCGTATTCAATTTTTTGTTCAATAATTCTAAATTTAGTTTCCGTATTTATAGATAATTTTTATAGTTAATATATTTTTTAAAAAATTTCTTTATATATATTATAATGTATTGTATACTTGGAGCAGGATTAGTTGGATCTATGGTTTTCTGTATGTTTCTATCTGATAAATCTAAATATAACAAAAAATTTATGTCGTTATTGAACGAAGAACAGTTAAAAACTTATAAAAAAATTAAGAATGAAAGATTAAATATATATTTACAAGGTTATTTCTTAGGATTAGTACTTGGTTTATTAATAGCAATGAACTCGAATGTAGACAAAACAAAAAGAATGTGTATGTTTTTAGTGATATCTTTGGGTATTAACTATGTATACTATAATTTGTTTCCTAAATCTGATTATATGTTAAATCACTTAACTACTAAATGTCAAAATAAAGCTTGGTTAGAACAATATAAGTATATGAAAACAAATCATATGCTAGGATTTGTTTTAGGTATGGCAGGTTATATCTTATTAGGAAACTATTTTTGTTAAATTAAAATCTTATTTTTTATTATGTTACGTCAATTAAAATTAACGGATTATAATGATTTTTTTAATTTAATATCAGAATTTAGGAATACTAATTTTAGCCTTAGTGATTATACTTCTTTTTTAAACGAGAAAAAAAATTTAGAAATATGGGTATATGAATATGATGGCTTAATATGTGGTACAGCCACATTATTTATAGAACAAAAATTTATACATAATATGGGTAAAGTAGGACATATTGAGGATGTAATTATATCTGATAAATATAGAGGATATGGGTTTGGGAAAAACCTAATTAAATTTTTAATAGAAAGAGGAAAAAATTTAGAATGTTATAAATTAGTTTTAACATGTAATAATAATGTTAAAAATTTTTATACAAAATGTGGTTTTAATGATAGTGGTATAAATATGGATTATAGATTTTAGTAAAATATGGAATAAAAATATATATTATTAAAATATGGGAAATAATAATAGTAATAGTAATAATACTAAACAAAGTAGTATGGAAAATCAACTAATACAAAAACAATTATTCGAAATGTATTTAAAATCTATAAATAATTCGAATAATCAAAGTAATCAGAATATTCAGAATAATTTAAAACAAACATATAGTAACCAAAATAAAAATCATATTACTTCTAATACAGAAGTTCAAAAGACTTTATTAAATAATAGAACTATGCAAAAACAATTTTTAGAAAAGGTCAAAAGAGATTATCTAAATAAAAAAATAGAACTTTCTAAAGAAAAATATCATAAAATAAATTATTTTATTAAACAATTAAATTTAGAATATGATGATATTGATAATAAAAATGATAATCTTTATGTGAATGAAGGTACTGCTATTCAAAAATCTGAAGATAATTTTGAAAAAAATGAAATGCAATATGAGCGAGAATATTTAGAAGGTGAAAAGAAAAGAAGAGATAAATTTAGGTTAGACCAAGACCAACGTAGAAATGAATTTAAAACTAAAATAAAAGAATTTAATAATACTTCTACAAATCCCTATAAATTATTTAAGTTAAATAAAAATTTCAACTTACAAGATTTAAAAGATGCATATAAAAAGTTAGCCGTAATTACACATCCAGATAGACCTAATGGTAGTAAAGCTAAATTTCAACTAGTAACCAAATGTTACTTATCGTTGCAAGAAGATTTGAAAAAAAGAGAGACAGACAAACAATATTTTAAATTAAAAGACGAATCAAGAGATTATATAGAAGTTCAACGTTCAGATGGATATAAGAATATTGACATGAAAAATGAAGATTTCGATGTTAATAGATTTAATCAGATATATAATGAAAATAAATTAGATAATCCATATGATATGGGATATGACGAATGGATTAAAAATAATGAATATGATACAGATGATATTCCGAAATCCGAAATATTTTCAGATAAATTCAATTTAGATTTGTTTAACTCTGTTTTTAAAGATAAATCTAAAAAAGAATCTAAACAAATTGTACACTATAATGAGCCAAAAGCTATGGAAAGTTGTAATAATATGATTCATTCACAAATAGGTATAGATAATTTAAGTAATTTCGGTAAAGATAATATAAAAGGTAATGAACTAAACTATACAGATTATAAATTAGCATATACTAAAACTCATTTAATTGACCCAACTAATACTAATGTAAAAACATATAATAGTGTAAATGAACTTAAAAGAGACCGAAGTAATATTAGTTTTATTGCATCAGATAAAGATATACAAAAAAGAGAAAAATATAAACAATATGAAGAAGCAATGGAGGCAGAGAGGCAACGTCGAATAAAAATACAAGATGATTTGGCAAGTCAACAATATAATAAAATACATCAAATAATGCTAAAAAGATAGTTATTTTGTTAATAGAAACATAATTGGTCTAAAATCATTCCAATCATTACTTATAAAAGAAATTTGCTCCTTGGTACCTTCTGCATTTGTTATTTCAGAACCAAAATATTTAAATTTAATTTTTTTATCTATATTAAATGGTTTTATACTAGATATTAATTCTTCTGATTTTTTAGTATAGTCTAAGATATCATTTAGTGTTATATAAATATAACCATTCGTTTCATTTATATAATCTATTTCAAAATTAGAACATAATTGATTGCCTATTTCTATATGTTTATCTATATCGTAATTAGAATATTCCATAATAATTATAATATAATTATTAATAATTATCAAATTTTTATTTTCAAAGATATACATCTTAACCTATGCGTGATTTAATAGTTAAATAATTTTTTAATTAAATTATTAAATAATAAGTAAATTAAAAATATTTAAATAATAATCAGTTTATTAAAGTAATGTCAAATCAAAGTTGTGAAAAAATATTAACTAACACTAAATTTTGGTATACAATATTAGCATTAACAACTACATTTATACTTGGATATTTATCGTATTTAACTATTGGTATATTGGTATTAGTTTATGATTATGATATCTGGATTGATTGTAAAAAATCTAGTGTATGGATTTATACGTTAATAACCCTAATTATATCTATATTACAACTAATTTTTTTATGTATAAAAAAAAATAAATTAAACAATAAAAATATTTTAACATTACTCGTATATGAAAGTATTTTAGTTATATTTGGTTTTATATCTTTATTTGTAAATATATGTAACGAATTAAAAAAATCAAATTTATGGACATTTTCATTAATTACCTTACTTCTTCAGTGTTTAGTAACTATATTTTTAGGTATATATTTTATCAAGTTTTATAGAAAACAACAATCGCGTTTACACCCGGTAACACCAAATATATCATTGGATATCTTACAAATGACGGATGTCTAAATTATTAGTTACTATTAATAATTTTTTTTATAAAATTATCTCTTAGTTGTGGAATAAATTTATATTTGTCTAATATTTTAATAAGTAATTCTTTCGAATTGAAATCATCAAATTTTATTGTATATTGTTTACCTATTAAAATATTATTAATATAGGTATTAGTAAAACGTTTATCTAAAAGTTTATATAATAAAATATATACAAGTACCTGAATAATCCATGTTTTTTTACAAATATCAGATTTACTAGTTTTAACCTCTATTAGGTTATTTTGGTGAATAATATCACTAACACCAACAATTTTACAAGGATATCCTTCTCTAAATATTTTATCCTCTTTTTGTCTATCATATCCTAATAATTTAATAATGGATTCAGAAAGTTCAGTATATTTAAAAGAAACTTGGTGCTCCAAAAAACAACCATTTAATTTATTACTAAATATATTACAATTTTGATGTAAAATAGAAATATCTTCATCAAAAATATTTATATAATTTTTATTAACCGGTCTAAAAATATTATTACCTAAATGTTCATTTAAAATAGCTATATTAAAATATGTTTTGGAATTAATCGATTCATTTTTTATTGAGCGATTTAAAAATGGTTTTAAATCTTTAAAAATAATTAAATAATCCGAATGGCAAAATAATTTAATATTATTATGTGAAATTAAATAGCCTATTTCATTCTCATATTTAATTTTTAATTTCTTATCCAATTTTATTTCTGCAATTTTTTTCAACAAGAGTCCTAATAAACTATGATATGTTCCAATTAAGTCCTTTGCAGATTTTTTAGCATCTCTCATTATTGTGTTGTTAATATCTAAATCTACAATAATACTATATACTTGGTCTGAATCTATTTCAAAAATATTATTTATATCACAGATTTGCAATAATTCATATTGATTTCTAAAATCCGTGTCTATTTTTCCATTAATATATAATTGTCTAAATATTAATAGATTTCCCATATTTCCTAATATACGACTATCATACGTTTTTGTAAAATTGCATTTTTTACCATACTGTTCTTCTTCTATTTCGTAAGTTGTTAAGTTATCTATATCAACGTTATCGGATACGTCTGTAGCTAATATTTTATTATTATCTGGTGTATTTCTTTTTGGAAAATCTATTGATTTAGGATATAAGTTGTATTTCATTTCATCATTTTCTGCTATTTTTTTATACAATTCAGGTGCATATTTAAATAAATAAACATGTTGATTATAATTATTAGTGTTATTTTTTGTATTATTAGTTTCGCCCAAATACCAAGGATGATAGAATAAGTTATTATCTTCTAATTTATTTTGTTTTAACATAAAATATCTGGAGGGTGATAGAGCATTAATGCCTAAAAATAAGTATTGCGTACTTCTGGTAGTTAAAACATTTAATTTTGAGAAATCGGTTAATTCCTCTTTTTTATCAATATGATTTTCTCTTGGAATAGATTTATCTGCTAAATTTAATACAATAATTAATCTAGATTCTTTACCTTTAAAAGCATCTATAGAAATAATACATGTTTTATTTTTTTTCCTAAATGTTTTACACTTATCGCAATAATTACTATTTGCCTTAAATTGTTTTTTCTTCTTTTTATTAGATTTATATGTACAGTTACAATATGTTTCTTTAATTTTAGTAAAATCTATAGGTATAGTTGTACCTGATTTATTAGTTTCAAAATAGTAAAAATGTTCACCAAAATTTTTTTCTAATTCGGAAAATATTATTGGTATTGTACTGCATTCATTAATTTTAGGAACTAAAATACTGATATCTCCAAATCCAAGTGTATCGTCATATTTTTTACAATTACTAATTATATTTATAATATGATTAGCAATAACGAATCCATTAGAATTTGTATTCATTCCTGGATGTGTAAATAAGAATGGTTTATCTATTATATCTTGATTATTGGATACAATATTTGGTAGTTCTCCATATTTATTCGAATCTCTAATATTTTTTAATAAGCAATTATTAAAAATAATATGCGATTTAGGACATCTAAAACATAATGATAAATTATATTGTTTAGCATCTAACTCTTTATTAAATGTAATTATTGGATATTCACTAGTAGACTCCTCAGTTAAAGTTTGTAAGGTATCGCCAAAAACAGAACAGTTTAACG